AAAGTCAACATCCGCAGAACTGTTTGTTGTGTTTTTGACTTGGACGCTAAATTGCAGGTTATAGATTCCTGGCTGCGACACGTTAAGTCTTGACGAGTTTGACAATGTCACCCCGTTGCTGAAGTCTGTAGTATCAAAGGTTACAGGGTAGGCCGTGGTGGTGTTTGCCGCAGTCTGATTTGTACCGTCCTGAAACGCACCGTAGGGTATGTTGATGTACTTCCCTCCCCTTGGCCCGAACAGCGCAGCAATGATGCCTGTGACGCGCTGAAAGTACCCTCCCATATTGGCAAAGGTCTGGCTGAAGTATCTCTGCTCGTACTCATTCCCAGGCGTACCCGTGTTGGGTGCTGCCGGTGTCGTGAGTTGGCCGGTGTAGTTTGTTGCCATTATGTGAACTGTCTAACACCAGATTTATCAATAATCAATGCAGAGCCACGGGGTTCGGCTCCATCCACATTCGGAATGCTGATGTGCGTCCAACGGTCAAACTCACGAATGATTTGGTCATAGGGTAAACCCGCAGCAATGACCGCACGGACTACCTCATCAGGGGTAACTCCCGGTACTCGGAAGTCAGCCGCACAACCGTGACGGTGTTGGCTGGAGTCCTTGCTGCCCACTGCATCATTGACCTGCTTGCATCGGAAGGCAGAGTTAATCATGATGGGTTTGCCACCCAAGGTAGATTTGACCTGTTCTAGCAGTTGCGCTAGTCGTTGCAGGTTACTAATTTCTTCCTGTGTTGGGCTGTTGTCAAACTCACGGTGGTCGGTGACGGTCAGTTCGTCAAGGGTAAAGTGTTTACTTAGGTGGGTCATTTTGCTGCCTTTGACAATAAATCTGTTTTGTTTTGAGAACTTGCCGATGAGCCAAAATAGTAAGAAATAATCCCCGTCCAAGCAGTACCCAGTGAGCCAAGCATCATCAAGATGGCAGGGTTGCTGCTGTCAATCTTATTAAAAAACATCAGTACCATAATACTAAAAAAGCCAATGGTCACTGCACCAGCTAGTAAGGGCGGCACTATTGACTTAGTTGAAGATTGCATATCCCGTGCAGACTTGCGGTCTTCAACTTCCAACTTTTCAAAGTTAAGGCCAAGTTCATTGGCTTGTTTTTGAAGTTCAATCTCAGCAATTTTGACTTGAGCAATTTGCTCTGCTGAAAGTTTGTTGTTTGATATTAGGTCGCCAACTTTGTCGGGGTCAACGCCTATTGCTTTGGAGATAGCAGACACAGCCATACCCGCTAACGGGCCACCCATTGCGGTTGCAATAGTAGGTGCAATTTGTTTTAGCCAATCCATTATTGTTTACTCCTTGAAAGCATAGTTGCAGCAATACTCAGCATGGTTCGTGCTGATTCTAAGTTTTCGGGTTCGGTTTCCCACCCCACGGTTATCTGCCCCACAAACCGCCCAGGCTCTGGTGGAACACTGATTCTGCAAGTATAGGTAACGCCCTTGTTGATATACCAAATACCCATCTCAGACTGCGCCGTGCGGTACTCACCGCAAGGGATTTCGTTTGCCATCAGCTTCACAACATCGGCGTTATTGGCTGCGTTGTTTGTAAACAGCCCTACATCCAGCCCGTCATTGGTTTTGTCTCTGCCGTCCTTGGCGTAGGCTCGGTACAGTACGCGAGTCCCGAACATCGGGTTGACTTTGAACACCGCAACGATAGTGGCGTTGGTGGTCTTGAACAGGTGGGCGGAGGCATCCTCAACACGGTCCTCGGCAATGCTGGGTATCTTCTTGGACTCTTTGTAAGCACCAATAAGCAGGTCTTGGTTTGTGTACACAAAGTAGCCAGCGAAAGCAACTACGCCCATGATAAGGATGGCAGCAAGTTTAAATGGCGAATCCACATACCCCAAAACTTTGTCAAGGGTTGAATTGGCGTTTAAATTTTCTTCGCTCACAGCTTACCTTTCATTTCAATTACACCCCAAGCCACTAAGATAAAGATGGCCGCAGCTACCAAGATACAAAGCCCCATTGTGATGGCCTCGTCAATCTCAGCCTTGCGGTTTTTGGCCGCTTTAGCGTCTAGTATCTCTTGCGTTCTCCTGCGCTGCACAATACTGTTGCGCTCCAAGAGAATCTGACTCCACAACTGGCTATGGCCTTGGTTGATGAAGTGCCACTTGAGTTCTTCTTCAGCCCGATTCAGTTCATGCAACTGCATTACTGTGGACATCGCTTGGCTGGTATCTGAACTGTACTTTTTCTTCGGGTCCTTAACTGCTTCCTTGGCAACCTTTTCCTTTGCGTCGAAGAACTTCATCACATCGTTTGTGATGCCTTGGACATCCTTGCCCATCTTGATGGCGGCTTGGATTCCTTTGATAGCACCCTGCGCTACAGCAAAGGCCGTTATGGGATCGATCACTTTTTAGGCTCCAGCACCCACCGGCAGACTCTACCGTCCTTATCTAAAAATTCATTGGCTCCGTACTTTTCGCTGGGCAGCACAACGCGGCACACCAACACGATTCGCGTCTCGGTGTTGGGCCATTGAACTTGAGCAGAGGCAATTGCATCTATCACTTGAATCCATGATTCTTTGCAAAGTCAAATATAAGGTAGGCCAACCCAGCCAATGCAGCCCACACCAAACCACCTAGTGTCTTTTCAATGATGGCCTGACGCAGTTTGATTGACTGCTCCTGCTTTTGGATGGCTAGTTTGACCCAACGCACCTCATCGTCAGACAGAGTAGATGATGCTTTAATCGCCGCAGCAATGTCGGCAACAAGTTCAGCGCGTTCGGACTGGTTCATGTTATTCGTCCGCAGGTAGGGGTGTGTTGCCTTCAGCCAGCCAAGCTAGGTATTCAAGCGCAGTAACAAGGCAGGATTCTTGTTTGCCATCGGGCCATTCACGCCATACGACTTGCATTGTCTGAACAGGCTGTAAGGGTAAAAGTTTCCAAATAGGGGTTGTCATAGTTCACATCCTGTGAAGTAAAGATTCGCAGATGCGGAGTTTGAAAAAAGAGTTGTTGGTCTGTATGTTGTAATACCAGAACCAAGTCTTACATCCATTACTGCTGAAGATGTTCCTGATTGATAAAAAAGAACTGATGTTGCTGCACTAGCCAAAGCAACAACGTCTGTCACAGTAAAATGCGAAGCACTTGAAACACTTATTCCAGTTGGTGCAACTCTAGTTTGAACAGGAAAAGTTGCAGTACAGAATGCCGATGTTGTACTAGCACCAGTGCCAAACCCAAACCAGTTTAAATTTCCTGCAAAAGCTGGCAAATACCGCTGACACAGCATCAACTCCGTCCCATAAGGCCGATAGTCAAACGATGTGGCTGTGCTGCCTTTTTCAAGCTGTACGCCTGTGATGTAGAAGGTGGCTCCGGATGTGCCGACTACGCTGACTGCGCCTGTGGCGGTGTACTTTGAGCCAGCAGCCCATGCACCCGCCGTGCCGCTATACGTTGCACCGCCGCCAAGACCGAACGTAACCCTGATCCCGGCGCTGTTGTCTGTAGTCCATGTGCCAGAGGTGTCGCCAACAATAGTGATGGTTTTTTGTTCCCATGTGTTTGCGGCACTGATCGAGTAGGTGAACGGGTAGTTTCTATCCTGCGAATTATTCAATAACGCGCCGCCAAAAGTGCCCGTCAAAGAACTGCGAACCCAGAATGAGAGCGTGACGGTGGCTGCGCTTGCAGTGCCCCACGCCAGATCAGCGGTGTTGAACCCTTCGATGCTTTGCTGCACTAAAAAGATGTCGCCAGACACCACTGAATAGGCCGACAGCGATGTGACCAACATCGAGTTGTTAAACCCAGATGGAACAGTTGTAGATTGTTGGGTGCTGAATTTAGAGTTTGCCGTGTACTGAAAATTCCAACGGTCGATTGTGTATGTCGGCGTTGAAGCAGGCGTTACACTCGCCCCAGCGTTCCTCTGGTCAATCACCATTGCGCCGTTGATGATGCGGTTCTTGAAGCCTGTCACGCCATTTGCAGACGCGCTTAGTAAGTTTGCATTGAACTTTGCATCAATCAAATCATAATTAGTGTTTGTCTTTGTACCCCATGTGTCGGTACTGGCCCCAACCTCGGGCTTTGTAAGTAATAGGTTGGATGTTGTGGAATCTGCCATTCTTAAATCTCCTTATGCGGCCTCTTGCCACGTTGTTGAATTATCTGCAACTACAGTCCATGTCTCTGACGTATCAGAAATCGGTGACCAAGACTCTGACGTATCAGAAATTTGACCCCACCCGAATCTAACCATTGTTCCTGCAAAGCAAGAAGTTTGTACGCCAATTATCGCAACAGAAACGACGCTTGTGGCAGAGCCAACTGATCCAGTTCCCTCAACTCCAGTGATAGCCTGGAACGAGATGACCTCGGCAAGCATTGTGCCGACAGCACCCGTTGCGCTGTTGCCTGTAATGATTGGCGATACAAAGAGGGATTGGACAGAACCTGTGGCTGAATTGCCTGTGATGGCAATAGATACTGACAGGCTGACTGTGCCTACATTGCCAGTGGCAATTGTCCCATCCTCTTGGATTGATCTGTCGGTCAGCAGTGTGCCGACGGCAGAGGTAGACGAGTTGCCACTGATGACAACATTACCTATGCCATATGCGCCAAGACCGTAATAGCCTGTGCCGTAAGCAGCCATGCCGCTGCTCCCGCGTTAAGCCAGCCGAATCAGGCCGGTGCTTGCATCATTGACGGGCATTGTCAGGGTGAACGTGCCAGCCGTCACTGTCTGAGAGCCAAAGGTATGAACGCTTACTGCCTTGTTAGATTGGGTGGAGTTGTAGATCAATACCGCGTCAAAGGCTGTAGACAGGGTCACAGAAGAATAAGTAATGCTTGCGCTTGGGGTGACAAATGCTGTTGTTCCACTTGTGCTTGGAACAGTGCCAAACGTCACAGCAACACCGCCAGCCGTGTAGCCAGTACCTGATACCTCATCAGAGGCTGAGTAGGCGGTGGTAGCCGCGTTGACTGTGGCAGATGCCACGTACAAGGCTGCTTTGAATGAATCAGCAGTTGTAGCGGCACGCACTACACCAGTGCCAAAATTGTGATGGCCGACCAACAATTCGCCCTTGAACGAGGTACACATTGCCTGAGTATTTGCCATGATTATCCTAAAGTTTGGGCAACGGCTAGTGTTGCGACGTTGCGTTTCAAAGTCATATCAACGGAACGGTGAACAAGTTCATTGTTCTGCCAGTACTCGACCCACCGAGTTGTCTCGTTCTCAGTATCAATTATCCCCTCTTTTTTCTCAAGTAGGGAGTCATCCATTTCGCCTTTGGTCGTAGTGATTAGCATTTTTATCCCAGTGTTCTTGCTCGTGCAGTCAGAGAACCGCCCGATGTTGTGCTTCGATCATCTGCAAGTTGCAGTTGCTCTATTCCAGCAAGGTACAAGGCAGACCAGACGGAGATACGTGCATCGTCCTGTAGGTAAGGCGCGGCCTGTAGGAGTGAACCGTACAGGTAGATGTCAGGGGATGAGGTCAGTAAAAAGTTGGTTTCATTAGAACTTGATAACTTATACAACTTTGCGTAGTAGGTTAGTTCGCCTGTGTACGATGTATCTGGGGCTGGGACAACGCGAATCTGATTCCCAACAATGCTGAAATAGGTCGGCTTGCCTGCTGCGTTTGTGCGTGATGCCAATATATCCAATGAGTCAATCGTCTCGAATTGCATTGGAGTGACTGGGTTCGTGTTTAACTTGAAAGACCTTGTCTCCAAAAAGTTTTCAGGTACTGCGCTGTACTCGGTATTGATAAGCGCATCGGCACGGACAATCATTTGACGTACACGCAAGTTGCGTTCAATCTGAGCCTCGGCCAGAGAGATAAAGTCAGGGATTGCAGCCGTCAGGTCGGCACGGACAAGCCAGTCCGCTAATGATGCCTTGAGTTCGGTGTATGTCGTTAGAGCCATTAGGTAGCCTTTTCCTTTTCCTCAAGGTCACGCATGACCCATGTGTGGTCGTGCTTGAATTCAAACGTCCCGATGTGGCCAATTTCTTTGGACACGTCGTGGTCAATCCATATCTTAAACCCTGCGGCCTGTGCCTTGCGGCAAAAGAAAATATCCTCACCGATGTAGCCACGTTTGTCGGTGCGCCAAGGAGTCTCAAACCAAGGCTCTGTGAGTGCCTCAAAGACGTTGCGCTTGATGAGCATTACGCCCATACCGATGCTGCCAACTTCCTCAACTCCAGTTGATTCGGGCATTGTGTAGACCAACTCGCGCTCTCCGTCAGGACCGTACTTCTGAGCCGTTGGACCCGTAGGCATCCTGCGACGTGCGCAGTTGGTTGCCACGATGTCAAGGTCGTGCTTTAGCAGCCTCTCAATCATGTCCTGTGGGAATGTCATGTCCGAGTCAATGAATAGGACGTGGGTGCAGTTCTCGCGCATTGCGTCAAGGCAGAGGTCTGCTCGTTGGTTTTGGATCAACGTACCCTGCATGATCTTCAGAGCAATTGCGTCTGTGGTGTTCAGCGTGTGGTAGGCCACCATGTTGACCATGCAATAGGTGTAATTTGCGTGG